CCGACGCTCTTGGGATAGAGTCTATCCTGACGCTATGACAATAGTAGAGCAGATAAAGGCGGGATTGGTTGAACCACCTCTTGGTATGAAAATCAAGGGGGATGAACTTGTTGAGATGTCAATCAATGAACAGATTACCGCTGGGCAGATTTCAAGAGCTGAGGCAAATGAGAGACTTGCAAGGGAGATTAGAGACAAGCGAAATAACCTCTTAGCTGAGTGTGACTATATAATGATGCCTGATTACCCCACGTTTGATAATAGTAAATGGATTGCCTACAGACAGGCATTGCGAGATGTACCAGAGCAAAAGGATTTTCCTGAAAGTATACGATGGCCTATGAAGCCACCATCCCCATTTAATAGAGTTGAGAAAGTTGTAATTGCTAAGGAGCGTTAAATGGAACTTACATCTTTACTGAGACTATTCAAAGGCGCAACTCCATTGGATTTCATTATGTACGCAATAGTCACGTTCTTAGCTATACGTGCAGGGCTTGTAGAGCTTAAGGGTAGAAAACCAGCTAAGGAAAAGCACATGGCAAGACATGTTACAATTGTAAATAGGGTTGATAAAATAGTCGCGGAAAAAACATTCACATATTATTACCGAACCATGAGAGAGCAAATGCGAGTGTGTGAATCTACAATAGACTCAGTAGCTAGACTTATGAGAGATACTTTCTTTGAGCGTCTTAAGTCTCGTGGTTATACAGCTTCGCAGATACTAAAGATGGTTGATGTAAAGCACTATAATGCAGTTGTAGAAATACTTGCGAGTAGAGTTCGTATGGACGTAAGAACTATGCTAAGGGAAAATAGACTCTCAGAGAAAACAGAGATCGAAATGCAAGTATATGTAAATAGTAAGTTTGAGATTCTTGTAGAAACAGGACGTGTTGTATTTGATATATATTATGCTGGTGATGACTTGATAATCTCAAGGCCAGATTTACACGAGATACACAAAAGTCTATTCGGTAGAATAAGTACAAAGTTCAGCGAGGTAATTAGAGAGTGCCGTGATATTGGAGTGAAGGCCGATGGAAAGATAGAAATACTTGAACAGCAATTAGAGGATATAAGGAATAGCCCCTGTAATGGGTAGGAGGACAGTATGCAAAAACCATTTACGTTTACTGTAAGACCATCTAACAAAGGATTGAATACCTCTGAGCCCCCACAAGATATAGATATGAGAGAGTCCTCTAATCTCATAAATATAAGGTTTGCTAAAGGACTAACCCGCTTCCGTAGTGGTTTTAGATTGAAATACAAAGGTCAGGGAGATAACTTCCTTTGGCTTGACCTTATATACTCACTCACAGAGTCACAGGTAATTGGAATTGCTCCAAATGCTATATACGCACTGGTGGGAAGTGCTTTTGAATTAGTTACTCTATACGATCACAGTACAGGGGCCCCTAAGTCATACCCATATCTTAGCATGGAACCCTTCGTACAATATGTTACTGTAGATGCAGGATTCGGTCAATTTGAGTTTACTGGTGCAAATGGGGGTGCTTTATTTCCGGGGACAGATACTTATGAGACTATTACAATATTTGCAAACGGCACCACTGATGGAATTATTGTAGTAGCTTACACAGCTGCAGGTGCCGAAGCAGAGACTATTACAGGAGGGATTGTACCAACACTCGGTAGAACTGCAACTATGTATGATGGACGCATATTTATAGGCGGTGATGAAAACGATAATTCAAAGGTAACATGGTCAAGCAAAGGACTCCTCTCAGATTGGACACTTGAAAGTGGAGCTGGTTTTACAGTTATAGGAGACTCACCTGACTGGATACAGGCGATGAGAAAGCTTGGTGAGTACCTCATCATCTACAAAGAAAGGTCTATTTTCATAGGTAGTCAAACTTATCTAGTAGACCCACCTGTAAGATTTGACCCCGCGCCAGGACAAGGTATAGGATTAGCCGCTCCAAACTCAATTGGTAACTTAGGGTCTGAACACATATTCCTTGGTTGGGATAATGTGTATGTATTCTCACTAAGTAATCTGAAACCCATAGGCACTCAGATAAAAGATGATTTATTCTATGGTGTAAATGGCATACTGCCGAAGTATCTTGGTAACTGTACTGGCGTAGTTGCAGAAGAGTTTGATGAGTACTGGCTCTTTGTACCTTCGGGTAAATGGCCTTACAGAGAAGAGAATAATAATGAAGTAGGTATTATAAATCTTCATACTGACCCTCTCTGTGGGGATACTACATTATGGTCAATAATCGATGGTACCATGGCAGAAGATACTGGTGTACTAGGAACTAAGTCAATAAGAATTACACCAACTACAGATGCCTCAGTACAGCTTCAGTGGACATCTGGTGGGTTTGCAATAGGTACTTACAGTATAACGGTATGGGTAAAGGCAGATAGTGCAATTACATTGAGCGTAGAAGCCCGTGGAGATTCAAGTGCTCTGCAAGGTGAGCTCGACGTGTCTGTGACTACAGAGTATCAAAGATTTATATTCGAGTTTGAGGTTACAAGTACTCAGTCAGAAGGCATGATACGGATCAGGGATTTTTGGGATCAAAATACCTCTTTTAATATAGATGCTATACACTTAGTACGTATTGACGGTGTAGATTCTAAGTACCTCATAAATGTAGATGGTCATAACACAATAGGTTATATAGGCCCAGATAATGAACCTCAAGAGATACCTCTAATTACAACTAAGGTAGGTCAATGGGTTCCCGATACTTGTTGGGTATATAACTACTTCGATAATGCGTGGAGTATGTGGCGTATACCAATGACAGGTTTCGGCTATGACTCTATACAGACAATTATCTCCATAGCAGACCTTACTGGTACTATTGCAGAGCAAGCGTGGCGATTCGATGAGAAGCGTATCGTTGACTTTGCACCTACCAACCTCTTAGCGCAGCCAGACGGTCAAGTATATGAAGCAGTCTCTGGTGAAACACTTGACTTTGGTGGCGTATTCGATAGAGCCTTTGTAGGGTATTGGGAGTCAAAAGACTTTGACCTTAAGAGACCAGAGATAGATAAGACACTCAGCCGTATCATAATATACCATGAGACTTCTCATGCACCTCAATCAGTAGATATAGGAGTGTCTACTGACTCAGGCCTTACATGGGAAGAGCAGACTGTGAATATAGCACAGGGTCACTTCAGCACACAGATTGATATGTTTATGACAGGACCTCAGGTGAGGTTTAGAATGCGTTCAGTATCACCAGGGTTCTTTATATCGGGATTCTCCATGAAAATAATTGCACGTGGAGAAGCAAACGTATACTAAAGGAGTATATCTATGGAAATGCCAAAGGGCGTACACTTAATGCAGCTAACACCTCAGAAAGTTACTGAGTTGTGGGACAAACTGCACGTAATCGATGGTCTATTTGATGATTACACGAGAGGTAATTACCAGATGTTTGTACAGAGGCTTCAGGCACCTGACTCTGTATATCTAGAGAGGGACGACAATAATGGTATATTATACCTAACAGGAGTGGTCCCTGGACTTCGAGCGTATGGTCATGTTGTCTATTGGGACAAGAGACTGAGAAAACTTGAGGATTCCACACTTTCCTGTTTACAATGGCTTATGAGTATGTTATCATTAAGGAAGGTGAATGTATGGCTTCCGTCTTATGCCAAAGCCGCAATGGGCTTCACTAAGAGGATGGGTTTTAAGCACGAAGGGACGCTGAGGAACTGGTCATATAGCAATGGTCAGTTATTCGATATAGAGGCCTTTGGAATAACAAGTGAGGAGGTTTTTAATGAGCGATTTCATGAAACCGCAGATGCAGGAGTACGGAGCACCACACCTGAATCAAGCGACGGACTGGTTTCAGAACCAGCAGAACAAGCCGACACCACAGACGCAAGCGCCTGATACACCATATTCACAACAAGCTGCACAGAGGGCTGATCAAAGTGTAGGTCAATATGGACCTGATATGGAGAAGTTCCTCTATGGTATGATGATGGGTGGAGGTTCTCAGAACGTAGATAAACTCATGGCAGATATGAACTCCAAACAAGATATGGACAAGCAAAACACCATGAACCAGATAAAATCCTCTGGTTTGCCTATGCAAAGTTCTGCCATGGGTAGAGCAGTAGGACAAGGCTTAGGCCAGGTAGATGCCAGTGCGAACCTCGCTATGGGCGACCTACGTAGACAGATGATGGAATCTTCTATGGGTAGACAGTTTCAAGGGGCTCAAGGCCTTAGTGGAATGCCAAGCTATTATGGGCAACCATCTAGCATAGAGCAAGCCATAATGGGTATGCAATTACCTTATGACCAGATGAACTTACAAGCACAGCAGAACAAAGACAATATGATGGCTAACTGGATGACTCAACTTGGCATGTATCAACCGGAGAGGATGCAAGAGCCCTCGGGGTTTAATCAGTACGTATCACCAATACTCGATCCGCTACTTCAGGGCGCTGGTCAGTTTTTACCATTCATGCTCTCTGAGGAAAAGGAGTAGTAATGCCAATATATCATAACAATATGCAGTATGGTTTACAGGGTATCCAGCCGGGACTTAGTGTCTTGGCTGAGGGTGCTGCTCGACGTGCGGGACCTGAATCCCGACAGTATAGAGCCAATCTCGAAGAGCTCACGCAGTGGATTACACCAGATGGTGAGATTAGTCGCTCAGCACCTCGTGCGATACGTAATGATCTAGAAACTATTATCGCTGAAGGCCGTCTTTACGTAGACCCGACGACTCCCAACAGCTTTGGTGTACTAGGCCCTGGAGAACAGATACCTCAAGGTATGCAGCCGTTCAAACCAGGGACTACTTTCTATGATATATGGGGTCCTACGAAACAGAGTGAGGAAGGCAAAGAACACTACGTAGATAAAACCAAAACTAAGAAAGATGACTTCCAAAAAGCAATGGAGGACATGGTTACTCACAACCAGCCAAGCGCCCAAAATATGCTACAGTTCAACTACAAACCACCTCAGCAAGCACCTCAGCAACCACCTACACCCATACCTCAACAGCAACCACCTCCGATGCAACAGCCCACTATACAACAGCTCATGCAGTTTAGACAACAGCAAATGCAACAACAAACTCCCAATATAGGAATGCCATCCTTCCAACAGCCTCAACAGAACCCATTTGCACAGATGCTTGGAATGCCACAACAGGGTCCTATAAAACGTTACGAAAATGGCGGACAAGTCAGCGGATTAGATCAACTCCGTGAACTAATGGGTCTTGATCGTGGTGAAGTTCCCATCATAGCTCATGAGGGTGAGTATGTACTCAACAACAACGCAGTAAACACTATCGGGGCAGAGAACCTAGATACTTTCAACAACCTCATGCGACAAGCACCTCACTATGCAAATGGTGGAACGGTTGACTGGGACTTTGGTGAGCGTAAGAAGATGGCAGAAACCTCTAGACAAAGACAGAATGAAGTCGCCGAACAAGGGGGTCAGCAGAAAACAATACAACGTCCAGCTTCTGATGCCCTTGGCGGTCTCAATCGTGTAGCTCATGATATGCCTACTAAAGATGATGAAGTACTCAAAGAGATTGGCCGTCAAGTAGTAGAGAGGATGACAGACTTCGGTCGCAACGCACCAGAGCAAGGTTACAACAGAGTAGCAGGAGTCCCTGGAGCACAGCCAGAAGGCAGACAACATAGAGCACCCACCCAAGCCAGCGGTAGACCTGTGGACAGGTCCTCTAAAGATCAGACTCAAGGTGTAGACGCCATCTCAAGTGCACAACCCAAGAATGATTACCGACGTGACAGACCTATGGGTGGTAATGGACAGCCTACCAGTGGTGTGACTGTAAACAGGGAGAATGCAGTTAGACCTCCGGGGGGACCTTACAGACGCTCAGCTCCTAAGCCTCCACCTACCGTCAACCTTCCAAATAAAGATGAAGTACCTAAGCGAGAGGAAAATAAAGCCGCTGGTGGACCTACTGAGGACGATACTACAACTCAACAGCCTTCTATGGATAGACCTTTTTATAGAAGTCCTAACGCTGCACAAAATATCGATTGGGGACAGTTAGCTCAATTAGAGCCTGGACAAGCAATGAGTTACTTACAGCAATATGCAAATACTCAGGGTGTACAAACCAATGTAAACTTGACTGGTAAAGAGAACCCTAACAGACAAATGTTTGCAGACCTCGTAGGTCACTATGCTACTATGACAGGTATTGAGGATAGAGTAAATCAACAGAAGTGGAGAGACATTGTAGGTGAAAATAATGCTGAGAAGGCCCGACTTGAGATACAGGAAATGAAAGCAATGAGTCCTTATACCTCTGATCTTACTAAAGCAAAGCTTGATCTCACTAAGGCACAGACTAAGAATCTGTTAGCTCAGTCAATGGCCGCTGAGGAACAAGTTGGAAGAAGTCTATCTATTGACCCAACTAAGTTAATCTCTGCTATGAGCACTGTAGAAAATGTAAAGGGTAAGATAGTAGATGACATAAAGGATGCTATGCAGACCTCTTTACAATTTGCAAAGTCTCAAAAAAATAGTAAAGAAGCTTGGAAAGATTTCTATGAGAAGCAAGTAATGTATGATATGGTAGCTGGTACAATGAGCCCCTACCTCTCATATGAAGAAGCCAAAGGCTCTATAGGCAAAGGACCAGGGAAGAAGTTTTTTGGCGGTGAAAAGTACGGTGAGACCTTGACAGAGGAGGAGTATCAGATAGCACAGTCCCAAGCAATGCAGATACTTACTAAGCTTAACTCGTTTGACCAAATGCTGGGACAGCAACAGAACGCAGGTAATTTAGTTACTTTACTACAACAGCTTGGGATAGGCCAGGAATAGTAAATGGATATAAATGATCTCCGTTGGGACAACATTGCATTCTCTGATGCTTATAGAAAAGCAGACCCCGGATTACAGAATAGGGTGAAATCCGCTTGGATGAGAGAAGCGGCGCCTATTCTGTACCCTCAAGTGAGACAAGACCCAAGAGCAATGCACCAATTAGTGCAACAGGTAAACAAGACCACTCTTCCAGCACCATTAGAGAATGAAGAGCATATTATACGCCCTGAAACACTTACTATAAATGGCATTACTAAGATGGAAACTAATCCGGCCTTTGCAGAGAAGCCGTTCAAAGAACAATATCAACTTAGGCAAGTATGGTTTCGTAAAATGGCAAGGCAGGACCCAGAGTTCCAAAGTCTATCACCAGAGGAACAGGAAGAGTATTATAAGAATACTCTCAAGAGACCTCCTTCCTATCAAGTGTTTGATAAGCACCCAGCGTTTGAGAAATTTACAGGTTTCTTTACTCCTATAGACCCAGAGTATGATGGTGATCTAAGTATAGACTATGAAAAGGTATTAACAGGTACACAGACTATACTACAGAACTTCACGGAATCTTTTGCTGGTGGATTTGCTAGTTTAGTAACAGGTCCTGTAAAGTTATTGGCTGGTGAAGATTCTGCCATATCTCAAGCACTCATGGATATTCAGAAAGAAAGGAAATGGGTGAATACAGTAAACACAGAGCATGAGTTTGTGCGTGAAACTATACCATCCATTGTCGGTTTTGGAGCAGGTTTAATCACAGGTCCTTTTAGTAAGTTCGAGAACATATTTGCTGGTACATCTACACTCACAAAAGCCGCTGGTAAAAGAAGTATAACTCAAGTACCAGGACTCTTTGAAAAAGTAGGAACTAAAGTAACTAGTAAGATTCCTTCTCTTGGATATCGTGTAGCTGGTGGAGCAACAGCAGGAGCAGTACAGGGAGTGACTCAAGCAATATCTGAAGGTAAGCCGTGGCACTCATATCTGGCCGCTGATGCAACTCTTGGTGTGGGGTTTGAGTTCCTTTCTCGCTATCTTGGTGCTGTAAGACAGATAAAGAAAGTAGCTAAGGATGCCAATATAGGTGTAGACGATATACTGAGACAACCTTTCAAAGTCGGTGAAGGTATAAAGGCACCTGAAGAGATAACTAATGTACTCAGAAGTAATCCAGACATGGAGGGCTTAGTACAGTTTACAGCGGCTACTGACAAAGATGGTATGATACTCCGTTGGATCAATACAGAGGATGGAGTAAAGACAAAAAGCGATTTGCTTGGTTTCAAGACAAAGAAGGTGGGCGATCACCTCGAAATCCACAAAGGTGCAGAGAAGGTAAAAGAGTTCAATGGACCTTTGCAGAAACAGGTTAGAGAAGCAAATGACTTTTTAGATTTACAGGATGGAGCATGGGAAAAAGCACTTAAAGGCAAAACCATGTATGAAGCCGTTGCAACTGCGCCTCAGATTCAAATGAGAAGAGCTCAGTTCGTACCTACTCAAGCTAGAAAACTATTACTAAAGAGAATGCAAGAGAACAATGTATTTGTAGGTGCTGATTACTCAGTAGACCCTCGTGGTGATACTACTCAGGTAGATAAGCTCTTTGGTATACTGTACGACAATGGACCTAAAAAAGCAAGTGATACTCTAAAGCGAATGGGTATTGTTTTCGATGAGGTAGATAACAATAATAAGGCCATTATACGCCAGATGAAATCTGAACTTGAGCAGATAATGCCAAAAGAACCTTTTCTCTATGTGAACAGTAGGAACAAGAATGTTGTGGCTCCTGAAAATATGCCGAAGGTATATGTAGAACACCCTGAAATGCAACAGCCATTTTATAACTCGAATGTGTTTTCAGGTAACCCTCGTAGTATACGTAATATAATCGATACTATAAAGAGTACTGAGAAAAGTGTGAAAACCAAAATATCCAAGCAAGCAAGTGGGACTAATGTTGAAGTATTTAAGATGGGAAACCACAGTGCTTACGAAATAGAGGTCAAACTTCCAACTGAGAGTGGCGGAGTAAGGGAAGCACTATTGCATTTTCCTACCGAGAAATCTGTATATGACTTTTTGCAAAAAGGTAAATATAGAAAGGGGGCTGCCGGTCTTATAGAGGAAATGTTTGAGGGGGATGATGCACTCCAACAAGCATATAAGAAGTTCACAAAAGCGTTCAAGACTTCTGACCCAAAGAAGTTCAAAGAGGAAGCACTCCCTTTTCAATTCGCCGCTAAGATGGCAAAGGACAAAGGTTATGCACTTGGTATATACAAAGGTAAATATGTAATACAAGATGCGCTCGACATAAACGATGTAAGGTTCACATCTTATGACTCGTTACAAGATGCAATGACATTCCTGAAAGAAATGCCACCTCACGTAATGAGGCCAAGTCTATTGGGGAATGTTTCTGATGATGCTTTGGAACAGGCAGGCCTTAAACTGAAAGACCCTCTTGATGATATACCTTATGAAGAAGTAAAACGAACACGGAAGTTTGGTGTTTCCACCGAAATGGCTATGAAGTTAAGACCTACACAGTACGCTATACAAGCAATGGAGAAGCTTGAAACAGTTCAGTACCTAAGGAAACACTTTGACTTTTCTCCCACTCGAATATATAACTTGATAGAGGATTCACATAGAGCTCAAGCTGCAATGGAACAGGGTAGACGTAAGTGGATAAAAAACATTAAGAAAGGTGTTAAGAAAGAAGAGTCAGAGTACACGACAGACTGGATTGAGTCACTTAGTGACCAATCTGAAAGAAAGATACAGGGTGTTGATTACAGGCTCAAAGTAGATGTTGAAGATGAAATGGCCAAGCAGTTTGGTAGACCTCGAACAGATCAACTTTTAGAGAAAGCAACTCAACTAGAACAGTTCTATGAAGAACTCTTTTCAATGTCAGATATACCGTGGAGTTCTTTTATAAAGCACTATGCACCTCACTTTGGAAATCAACTGGCTAAGGTAGGTGCTAAACTATCTACACCTATAGATGTACACAGTATGACACAAATACCTAAAACCCACCAGTCAGCTTTCTTTGAGTTTTTACGTGATGTGGACCCTCGTGACGTAGTATGGGAACGTGATGCGTTTAAGCTTGCCGAAATATATAATCACTTATCAGCACGTAATGCTTTTGTAAGACCTACACTCGATAATATTAAAGGTGAACTTCAACACGTATTGAACTCGATGAAACACAATCAGGCAAGTAACGATGACTATAAAGCAGTGACAAATTATATATCTAATTTAATGGGCGTTATTAGTGGTGTTGATAACCCATCAGATAGAAGGCTCAAGTATGCAGTACAGAGAAGCAACGAAGAGATTCAAAAGTACATAATAAAACAGGTAGGTGGAGAACCAAAGAACGTTAAAGGGTTTGACCCCATAAGTAAATTGGTAACCATAGCTACAGGAGCCCACCTTGCTGCTCGACCTTTTCCGGTACTCCGTAACCTTACACAGTCACTAGTAACTGGTTCTTTTATAGGACCTCGTTGGTGGATGGAAGGTGCAGATGAGGTTATGAATCCAGGTTCACTGAAACGCATGATGGATATGGGCGTGATTGAGAGTGTAGTCATGCCCACTGGTGCTGGTTTCAGTATAGACCCAAACTCGATTATAGCTAAGGGTATGCAAGGTTATAAATGGGCAGACTGGATCAACAGAGGTATAGTATACCTTGGAACCGAGAAGCGCTTTAATAATGCAGTGGAGGGATTAAAGTCAGGTAAACTATCAAAGAAGAAGTTCTTTCGTAATTCAGGTATGAAACTGTTTGGTAATACTGAGTTCAATGAGATGGCACGTATATATAACACTTCAAGTGATAAAGATGCAGCTCTTAGAACAATACGAGATCGTGTTGCTAATAAGGCAACTTCACGTAGTCAGTACCTCTATACTCGATTCGATCACCCTGAAGCATTTAGATCAAGTATAGGCAGACTCTTTGGTCAGTATACCTCATGGCCTTTGAACTACTTTAACTTTGTGAGATCGATGATCTCAGCAGACTCATTAACTGTAGTAGATAAAGCACAGATGCTTGGTGGTCTTGGAGCAGTTACTTATGGATTAGCACGTGGGGCAAATGAAGCTGGTATAAGCCCTGACTCATTCCTCCCTTGGAAGATGGGTATCATGTCTCCTGGTCCCTACTTTCAAATGATTACAGATGGTATGCAAGCGGCCAATGGAGATCAACAATCTATGAACAGTTTCATAAATAACATAACCAGTATACTCCCCTTTGTATATGAAGGTGAGGGAATCTGGAAATCAGCACAAGCTCTACAAGATGGTGATATGTATGAAGCACTGCTACACGTTATGTCAGCACCAGTAAACTATGATTTATACCCACATAGAACAACGCCTATTCAAGCAGTGAGAGATGCTATGAACAAGGGTGGGCAAAAGTACGTCGAGTTTCAACAAGAATCACCCTTCCAGGAGTAACACATGGGATTTAAGCTTATTTCTAAAAATGGCGACTTTCTACCACTGCTCAGTAGGATAGAAGATGAGGGCAACGAAGTAGTTTTCCATACAACTCAAGGAGGTGATATATATAAAGGTATACTCCCATCTGTAGATAGTCCTATAGAGTTAGATATACAAAAAGATGATACAGTTATATTCGATATGGTTGGTGCTGGTGATACCGCTGAAGTACTTAAGGATAAGAATTACCATGTTATTGGGGGTGGTAAATTAAACGATAAGATTGAGCTTGATCGTAACCACGGTAATGAGTTCATGGAGAAACACGGTATCCCGGTACCACCTACTCATAAGTTTGATAGTTTTGATGAAGTGAAAAAGTTCTTATTAGAGCACACAGGTGAGAGGTTTGTGTTCAAACCAGATGGAAACTTAGAGACAGACCTTACCATTGTACCATCTTCATGGGAAGGTTTAATTCGCAGTTTACCCTACATAGAAGAGAAGGTTCCAAAAGATACTATGTTCCAACTGCAAGAGTTTGTAGAGGGAATTGAAATGTCCACTGAAGCGTGGTTCAACGGAACTAAGTTCCTTCAACCTATAAACTCTACTATGGAAGAAAAGAAGTTCATGGATAGTGACTTAGGACCTAATACAGGGTGTGCGGGTAACATTGTGTGGGCATGGGAGCGAGAGTACTCTGAGTTTCTCTATGAGTATATATTCAGACCTCTCGAAGATACACTCCGTAAAGCAGACTATATAGGTCCTCTAGACATTAACGGTATATGGAATGAAGATGGTATACACGGATTAGAATGGACTTCCCGTTTTGGGTATGATGCTATACAGGCTATGACCAGATTATTTACAATACCATTTGGTAAGTTTCTTGAAAATATTAGAACCATTGACAAAATGCCACTGTCAAATGAACTTGCCATGTCTATTCGGGTCAGCATCCCACCTTATCCATCAGAAGGTGATGTGCCTAAAGTACCTATAGTATTCCCTGAAGATTTCTCCAAAGAAGAACAGGGCATGGTATATTTGTCCGATGTATTTGTTAGTCCCGATACAGGACTTTCTTGTGCCGGTACTGATGGTTATATTCTCGCTATTGCAACATCGGGAAAATCCATACCGAAGATGAAATCCCTCATTTATAATGTAGCTGATAGAATAGAGGTGCCTAATAAACAGTATCGCAGTGATATAGGGGATAGAGTTATTGGAGAGAAAGCAAAGATGGAGATGCTACTGAAGAATCTTATGAAAAAAGCTTGACACCGCTATTGAGATATGATACTATATAATACGTAAGAGACAGTCACTTCCAACAGTGGAGTGACACCCGACTGGTATAGCACCTAAACGTTTTGGGGGTGGGAGGGTGCTTGCCAGTTCGGGTTTTATTATCTGGAGTAACTTATGGATTACAAATACTATGGAAGGTACATCCCCCAATTCATACGACTTACTGGACTACAAAGTAGTAGACCACAGGAGGTGGCAAGACATGACTGGGGACGTAGCAATAAAAATACTAAACAGGATACAAAATCTACACAGGGAACTAAACGGAAAGAGAAAATCTAAGTACGGACAAGAAGAATTAGAATTTAATATGTTTGAATATGACCCCGAAGATGAGAGTGACGTTGAAGTGGCCTCCGGCGAATCTCCATCTGAGGGGTCTTTTTAATACTATGGACGATATACCTTTTTCAATGATGATACAAGGCACTCACAATCTAAAAGAGATTTATGATCTGAAACCTTCGAAGGTGATTATAGTTGAGAGTGCTGTCATCGAGAAGGAACGTGACTACATACAGAATGCGATGAATCAACTACAGAATGCTTTAGACGATGCTATGAAAACAAGAGGCCTACAATTGTATGAGTCATACTACGATATAGTTGAGAAAGCAATAGTAATAAATCTAAATTGGGGGACATAAATGGGTAGACGAGGTTCGGATAGTGGTTATCACTTTGTACAAGATTACCGAAAGTGTAAAAGGTACTTCTACAATAAGTATGTAAATAGGCTGGTTCCACTGGAAAAGTCACCAGCTTTATTGTTTGGTGGTTGTATGCACCTTGCAATGGAGACATGGTATGGTATGTTGGGTAAAGGTAGACCAGTACACGATAGAGTCCGTGGAGCACTGGAAACCTTTGAGAATGAAATAAATAAAGTAAGAGATCAATATGTCACTGAAGATATGTTCCTTCGTGACGTGCAACGAGGTCAAGATATACTACGTCAGTATGGACTTCAATACGCAAACGAAAACTGGCTCGTCCTTGGAATTGAGGAGGACCTAGAAATTACACTCTCATCAGGTGATGTGTTCACAGGTAGGTTGGACTTAGCTGTTAAATCAGGCGTTGGACTTAATTATATCATAGATCACAAGTTCACTGGATGGTCAATGAGTAATGTCATAAAGACAATGCAGAACTCTGACCAAGCCACTTCCTACAAAATGATGTGGGAGCAGAAGTACCCAGACAAACCAATCAATGCTGTCATATTCAATATCTGTAGAGCTTATAAAGGGGACGTTAAGTTTCATCAGCTCCCTATCGCTAAAATGCCACAAGACGTGGAAGAGTTCAAAGTAGGTATACAAGACGATCTATCTGACATAGCTACTCGGATAGCAGACCCAGACAGACCTTGGCCGAAGAATACTGACAGGTGCTTTGACTATAACAGACCTTGTGAATATCTCCCTCTCTGCCAGGGCGTAAACTTTGACGGTTTGATTGGAGTAAACTACAAAATACTTGAACCAGACGAACTGGTAAGTACAGAATAATTTAAGGAGGCACAAATTGATTAAGGAAGTTGATACTTCTCAAGGTATCACAGGGAAAGACAAGGTGTCATGGTTGCTCTATGGCCCTCCTGGCTCTGGTAAAACGTGGTTTGGTGGACACATGCCAAACCCATTCTTCATCTCTGTTGACAATGGTTTAATAGGACTCAAAAAGAAAAAGGTTCCTATTCAGGCAGTAGAGGTTGACAGGTATGATGATGTAGTCACTGTTATTGGTGACATTTCAATGGGTAAACGTGCAAAAGATTGTCAGACAATAGTCTTTGACCACGTAACTGAATTGGGTGAGCTTGCCAAACAATCGGCTCTGCAAGAGTCAAATAAAGTCAAAACAGACTTAAATGTTTGGGGCGTCACAGTTGACAAGATAAGGTACGTAATAAGGCAGTTGTTGAACTTGCAATCAAACTTCCATGTTGTCGTACTCGCACACGAGCAGATTGAGAAGAATGAACTGCGAGGCGGTATATTCGGAACACCTGCAACCATCGGTAAGTTCGCATATCACATCGGTGGTATGTTTGATCTTTTCCTGTACGCAAACCAAGAGGTTCAGTACAAGAATGGTGAGAAGATTAGAATGTGGAGCTTATACACGATGGACTTTGAAGAGTTCAAAGCCAAGGACAGACTTGGTGTACTCGACGTTGTCGAGTCGAGCGACCCGCAAGTGTTGCTCAATAAAATCTATTCATAGGAGGCCTATATGCCTACTATCAATCTACCAAACTTCGACCAGGTGGAGCTCGCTCCTCCGCAACTTGACCCCGGCGAATACATGATGAGTATTTCTCAGAAGCCCGAGATCAAGACAAACCCCAACGGTAAACAGTACTTAGAAGTAAGGTACAAAGTTATCGAGGGACCGGAACAGCAGAAACCCGACCCAGGTACTGGTTCAAAAGACCCCACTGGACGAGTGGTTCCTGACCGTTACTATCTAGTAGAAGGCGCAGAGTTCAGAATCAAAAGACTTCTGGTATCTACTGGTATTATTGCACGGGACGATAAGGAATCTCCTGTTGCTCAGGGTAACTTCAACACCGATATTCTCATGGGTGTAAAACTCCCTGTTAATGTCACCATTCAGATGAACAACGGCAAAGAGTACAGGAACTATGACCCTGTCGTATGAGCCAAATAAAGTTATTCATGGGGATGCAAGGGAGGTCCTTCGGGGCCTCCCTCCCCATTTCATTGACGTCGCGGTCACATCACCTCCCTACTTCAATCTTAGGAACTACACAGAGGGTGATGAGCGAGAGATCGGAACCGAGAGCTCATTGGAAAGCTACCTTGATAACCTAATACAGGTTTTCTCTGCTATCTCTGACAAAATGAAACCTACAGGTACATTGTGGGTAAACATAGCAGACACTTACCGTGAGGGTGTACCAATGATGGTTCCCTGGAAGTTTATGAATGCCATGCTCAATGCTGATTGGCACCTCATAAACATCGTTGTATGGTACAAGATAGATGCTATGGCAGAGTCAGTAGACAGGAGGTTCAGCCAGAAATGGGAGCCTTTTTATTTCTTTGCTAAGGACCCGGACATCTATCACTTTGACCCTGAAGGGACTAAGATGCCTGTAAAGGTGTCATCAGTACAAAGACTTGAGCACAAGTTCAACAAAGGAAAATCACAAGATGTATCTAGAATGCGTGGTCTTGTGGGTGATATGTCACACAAAGCAGATATAATGCTTGAGCGTGGAGTGAATGCTGGTGATGTATGGGCAATGCCTACTAACAAGGTTCGTGTGATGCACGCAGCACCTTACCCTGTAGAGTTATGCCTACGACCTATAATGTCGTGTTGTCCTCAAAATGGTGTTGTGTTCGACCCTTTTGCTGGTTCAGGTACAACTGGTGTAGCTACTCTCGAATTGGGTGGTAACAGAACATTTTATGGCACTGACATAAATCCTTTATCAGTAGAGGAAGCAAACGAGAGGTTAGCTCCACAAGCAATGCAACCAACCCTATTCTAGGAGGTTCACATGAACGGACTTATTACGGCTATAATCACTGCTATAATGGGTGCTATAATTGCACTGTTGGCAGTAACAAAAAAATACAAGAAAGATAACTATGTACCACCTCTGAAGCATACACGAGCAGACAAAGCAAAAGATGATGCTGAGGATAAAAGTGCAAAGGTATCTAAGGAGATCGCTGATGAAAGCAAAGCTAGTATTGTTAAGCGTTTCTTTGATGCTTTTTCTCATGGCCCTTACACCGATAGTAGCGCAGGAGATAGAGACTCCACCGGAGATAAATCCAGAGGGTCTAAAGGAAGCTCTAAAGGAACTGGAGGAAACGGGGACTGAAACTGTACCTGTACCGATACCATATATGCGCAATGCTTTATGGTATTATGAACACTACTTTATCATACGTGACTTAAACTATGAGTATGAAAAGTATATAGTTGAATTGGAGACAGACTTTGCTGACTGTGCAGAGGATGTCCGTGATCTAAGACAAGAAAACTCAAGCATGGAAAAGTGGCTTATGGGTACTGGTAGCTATGGTATCATTGCCACATTTATAATAGTCTTGATTATTGCAATCTAGGAGATTTTTATGGTACGTAAAACACTTATCATCTGTATGCTTATACTCACTACAGTTACATTGTACAGTGAGGGGGCTAGGATTGATTATGCGAAAATAGTGAACGAAGTAAATGAAATACGCCAAAGTGTTGGTTCTCCAGATGTTACTCACAACATAGACCTAGTAGAACTAGCAAAGTTACAAGTGGAAGCGATGATAGAGCATGGAGCTATGGAGCACAACCTCACACCTGAAGAAGATAAACGAGGGCTGAAGATGAAAGCGATGCAATCGTTTAATGTGAATAAATCCTATATTGCGATACGAGTATTCGAACTGATCGCCAGGATGCCCGTCAACTCTCTACTAAAGGCTGAGATCGTTATACCTCATGTATACGATACGAGCTCTCGACATTTCTCTGTCCTTACTGACTTTAATGCAGAAGCAATGGGATGGTACGTCAGTGAGGATGATGGAACGTATTGGATTAGCACCTATGTACTCATGAGGTATTACCAATGATAACAGTGAAAGGGAGAGAGAAAGTTCACTTTGGGCAGGAGAACTATCCTCCTTGCCCAGAGTATTGGAAAAGTACATTCGTACCTAGCGTTGGTATGAGTCAGGTGGATGTAATGGTCATTGGAGAAGCACCTGGTAAGAATGAGAATAAGCAGGGACTTCCGTTCGTAGGAGCCGCAGGTAAATGGCTCGATATACTTATGAATGGTGTTGGTATTGAAAGGTCAGACTGCTATATTACTAATGTCATAAAGTACCAACCCCCCGGAAATAACATCAGCACTCTGACAGCACACGATCAGATAAAAGCAAATATACCTATGCTTATAAAAGAGATCAAAACTGTAAAGCCAAAGGTCATTGTGCCTATGGGTAACGTAGCGTTACATGCACTCGGGTATTCACACAAGATAGGTAAAGCTAGAGGTACAGTATTCGAATCACAACTTGGTAAGATCATACCAACCTATCATCCAGCCGCGCTATTTAGACAATGGCATGAGTTATACACGGCTCAAAAAGACTGGGAGAAAATAGCAAAACACACTAAACAGATAGGTCAAACTCGATACCGTGAGGATTTTGAGATTTCACCTTCGATAGAAGATTTAGAGGAGTTCGTATACTTCGTAACCAATCTCGTTAACTCAGGTCAAAAGGTGAAGATAGCAGTAGACTTAGAGACCTACATAGCAGACTCACCATTGCTCACTCCTATAAAACTCATAGGTATTGCAATATCAGAGACACGCGCTATAGTTGTACCTTTTATAAATCAGTCAGATCAATATTACTGGCCGACTAAGGGAGAAGCAGTCAGGGCAATAAAGGCAGTGGGCACCTTACTTGAGAATCCTCAAATAGAAAAACTGTTCTTCAACGGTTTGTTTGACGTACTCGTTTTAATGAACCACGGTTTTACTGTGACACCACCTTTCTTTGACCCTATGCTAGGGCAGACTCTCATATACCATCTGTCTCAACACTCACTTGCGTATGTCACCTCAATTTATACAGACTTTCCAGCGTGGAAGCTCACGGTAGGGGAAGGAGACAAGGAGTACCGTGAGTACAACGCAAGAGACTGTGTAGTATTACACATGATCTACGACGACATACTGAAGGATATTAATGACAACGGATTGACTTTTATATTTAATGTCCTCATGGATGAGATGCTACCTGTTGTGAAGATGATGCTCAATGGAATCTACATTGACAAGGAGAAGTATGCACACGTAAGAGAGTTGCTCGAAGCAGAAATGAAAGAGGTCACTGAAAGAGTCTCTAAGGTGGCAGGTTTCGATATAAACCTTGAATCTACTAGGCACGTAAGCAACTTACTGTTCAAGCGACTGAAGCTTAGGTCACAAGTAAATACAAAGGGAGGGGCCAAGAGTACTAGTAGGGACGTAATCAACAGACTTGCAAACCGCTATCCTGATAATAAAACAGTGCATGACATACTGACGTACAGAACAATTTCCACTCGTTACAAAACATTTATAAAGAACCTATTGATTCAACCTGATAATAGGGTTCACAGCTCTTTCAAGATGCACCGTGTAGTCACTGGTAGATTCTCCTCAAGCGAACCGAATATGCAGAACCTCCCGAAGAGAGCAGACTCTGAAGGTTTCATACGTGGTATGTATGTAGCACCTCCAGGTCGCAAGATCATCACAGCAGACTACTCACAGTTGGAGCTTATGATATTTGCTGAAATCTCACATGACGAGATATGGCAAGAAGCGTTCAGGAATGGCGAGGATGTCCACAAAGTAAACGGCGACGCTCTTCTTGGCGAGTATCAAGAGAAGTATAGAACTTTCGTAAAGAACTTTATCTACGGTTTCATATATGGTAGTGAGGGCGGAGAAGTTGAGAAGGTTGCACCGAGAGAGCTCATTGAAAAAATCTCAGTACCACAGATGATGAACAACTTAAAGCAAACACACCCCTGGCTATTTCAGTACCGTCACACTATCGAACGCCAAATGAGGGAGAACAACTATGTGACAAATGCGTTCGGCAGACGACGGTGGTTTATTGAAAAGCAAGATAAGGAACAACTACGCCAGGCCTACAACTTTCCAATTCAGTCCACCGCCGGTGACATAATGAATATAAAAATGAGCGAAGTAGACAAAGCATTAAAGTGGCCAGAGGAAAAGATAATACTCCAGCTACATGATGCTTTCTATCTTGAGGTGCCCGATGCACGAGTAAAGCATTGTGCACGAATGCTTAAAGAGATCATGGAAGAGTCCGTTTACTCACCTATGGGATATGAGTTTAATCTCAAGGTTGAAGTGGAGGTAGGCACTAGCCTGTCCGACAAAGACATGGAGAGATGGAGTGAAGAATGAGCAAAGAAAATACACCTTTAGAGAAGCTACTTGCAAAGTCAGCTCAAGAAGAGAAAGAGTTCCGAGCTATTATACCAACAGCTGGTTTCATTGGCTCTTATATGAAATATACAGATTATCAAGAGAGTCCCAGCTCATATCACTTCTGGGTTGCTCTCTCTGTACTCTCTAGTATACTACAACGTAGAGCATGGGTGTCCAAAGGAGTCTACAATGTATTCCCGAATATGTTTATGATTCTCGTAGCACCTTCTGGTAGATGCCGTAAGAGTAGAGCATTGAACCTTGGTACTGAATTAGTACAGGACTTTGACTTCATGAATATAATCGCAGACAAGACCACACCAGAGTCTATGCTTGAAGCCTTAATGACAGGTACTAAAAACCTCACAAGGGTTGAAGATCAGAACCAAGGTGTGATAGACTTGAATGTAGATAGTACAGGTTTCATAAAAGCTGGTGAGTTATCTGTATTCTTGAACAAGCAGACGTATACATCTGGCATGGTAAATCTTCTGACAGATTTATATGACTGCCCTAAGAAGTTCAAGTACCTCACACGTAACAAGAAACCTATTGAGCTAAACAACGTAGCTGTAACCTTCGTCGGCGCTTCTACACCTGATTGGCTTGCTACCAGTTTACCTGAAGCTGCCTTTGAGGGTGGGTTTATGAGTCGCATTATCTTTGTTGTGAAGCATTACAAGGATAGATCAATAGCACTCCCAATGGACCCACCTAGAGGGATGTTTGAGGACTTACAGAAGCAGCTAATGCAAATAAGAAAGCTCTTTCGGGGTAGAATCGAGTTGAGTCAGGCCGCTCGAAAATGGTATGTGAACTGGTACCATAAGCTTGAGAACACACCGATGGAAGATGAGTCATTGAGCGGGTTCCTTGAGAGAAAACCTGATACAGTGTTGAAGGTTGCACTCTTACTCACATCATCAAGTAACCCTGAGAAGAAGCTCATACAGGAAGGGGATATGATACAAGCAGAGAAGATTGTATCATGGACACAATCAAGAATGTTCAACGCGTTCAAAAACGTTGATATGACACACTTAGGCAGACTAGGTCAAAAGGTATTAGATATACTTGAGCAGAAAGGAGAAGTATCCAGAAGAGAGATCATGCGTAAGCTGGGGTCAAAGATCAATGGAACTAAAGACCTTCAAGAGATTGAACAGATTCTTGAGGAAAGTGGTCGGATGGAAGTCGTTCACGGTATCGCGAATAAGGGCGGTAGGCCAAGTACAGTTTACAAGAGGTTGTCATGAGTACAAAGAAAGTAGGAAAGAAAGTTAAGTGCTGGCTATGTGGCAACTGGCAAGATGGAGCATACACAGTAGTAATTGAGTTCAATGATAGTCCAGAGGTCATCTGCTTAAACTGTAAGTTAGCACTTGACACTCGTGAGGATGCTTTAGAGCAAAAGAGAATTGAGCTCGAAGCATACAGTCAGGAGGCCGAGGTGACACAGGTCACAAATGAAAATAATCAGGAGGGGGGTGACCCAGATGAAATCCCGGCCAAGGAAGATTTCTTGCCCTAAGCGAGTAGAGTTTTTAATGGATGGACCTGTCTATGAATTGTTACTGAAGAGACTCGGTAGCGAACAGACAGTTGCAGAGTTTATGCGTAGATCAGTAGAGTACTGGCTAGGAGTAGAAGGATGGAAGAGTTCACCAGAGAGTCAAAAGGAGGACAAACACACATGGAAAACAAAGTCGGAAATGCCGTAGGGAAGTGTAGCAAGTACATGTCCCGTAAGTTAGTAGCCTTTATTATCAACGATTTAATACTGACGGGGTTCATGGTAATGGCATTACTCATTGAAGCTTCTATACTCACCTCAGCAGTCTTAATTTCATTCATGGCTTTAATAGTCTTGAATGGTGTCACTTATATTGGCGGCAAAGCACTGGAGGTCTGGGCAAAGAGTAAATACTTTCGTTCAGAACTTTTCAATAAATAGTTTGACAAATCATGTGTAACATGGTAGAATATACTTACAAATTACTTGAAGGAGTAACGTTATGAATGAAGAGTTTTTGAATGTAGAGGAGATTAAAAGTCTGAAAGAATTGGATGAGCTTCAGACAGCCCTCACCGAAGGGGAAACCGCAGAAGAGAAGCGTATTATATCGCTGTTGGATAGTACCAACGACGAGTCCCTTCGAAACACACTGTCGGAACGGCTGGAAGAGATACAGAGCGCCAATTCTGTAGACATCGAAGAAGTCATCGGCCGTCTTGAATCCATCGGGTTCACCCACGCATCTGTACTACGTCACGGTATCACCAAGATTCGGCAACAGGTCAAATGGCGGGCCAAGAATCGCGGAAAAGAGTAGTCAACTCTCACCCCCAATAAATTGCCCCGGTGTTTCGCCGGGGCTTTTTATTTTTACTTACTTGCCCATGGCGGTCTAGACCCTTGAAACGGTGGTCTAGGTACCACGGCGCTCGCAGGCTGAGGGTCCCCATCAACAGACTTTGACGGCATCGGCAAGTTACCGCCCTCAAGACCGCCTCTCTTACTCCACTCATCTACAA